CCTTGAATAATAATACCTTGCATAATAATACCTTGAATAATTTTATAAATGAAATATTAGAAAAAGATAAGCACAAGCGATTGAATATCAAAGAAATAATAAACAAAAATATAAATGAAATAAAAAAACATAATATACAAATTCAAAATCAAAAATATAATAATTATGATATTAATATGATACCTTATACCGAAACTGACTGGTTAACGGTCGTTAAAAGAATCGTCAACGATAATAATTTATTAAGCAGTGATAAGAAATTACCAAAAATCCACAAAGAAAGGAAAAAGTGGACGATAAAGGAACATCCTCCCATACCAACCATGTCTCCCATGGTTCCATTACCACCAAGAATGAAACCAAGTATGAAACCAAGTAATGAAATAAACCATAGAGAGAGAAGATATTTACCAATAGCTTCTCCCAATAACAACCCACCACCAGCCCGACCCCCGGACCGAATTAAACATAATCAACCATATATTCCTATCGAAAGACAACCAATACCTCCAAAAATACATCAACACTCTAATTATAAATTTAACGAATTCAGGCAAAAAAGATATAAAAGACAAAATGACGCGGAAAAGAACCTTGGATATTATAATTGCGGGACAAATTTCTATAGAAATAATAATATAAAATGGGTCCTAGGATTAAGACAATATTAATTTTGATGTATATGATTAATAAATAACCATAAAAGGGTCTCTTTGGCTATATCCATTGTAAGAGGTGGTGTGGTACAAAACTCTTCGAATATTTTAAAGAATTGGGAATCAACCCCCACTATGAATTCCTCATATTTTTCTTTATCAATATTTTCAAAATAATCTTTACCAAATTTCTCTACATTAAACAGTAACGGGAAATTATAGAATCGGGCGGGGTCATCACTACCCAACAATGCTCCTAAAAAGTTTGATATAGACCGTAAATTATCTTCTGTAACATTCGAACTAGGCGTAGACGTTAGTGTAACATTGAGAGATGATAAAAGTTCTACAATTAACAAATAAGAAACCAACGATTGTTTATCTTCATCGACATAAGAATATAACGCCAACCATATATTCTTCTTTAACTCATTAAGACGAGTCGTAGCAATGGAATACGTCGCAAATTGTTTATCTTGCGTCGGTAAAACCGCACAATCTTTAGAGGAACAGAGCGTATGTTCAATATTATATGTAATAAATGCCGGTATGTTGAATCCTTGTAGTTTAACAGAAGTATTAATTTGTGAAATATAACTAGGTATATCTATTGGCTTTTGAGGCGCGATTTGTTTATATCTATTAAAAAATTCGGGTGGATTATTTGCCAAATAAAACGTATTTTCTTGACCTTGATTTCGCATCACTTGTTCTTTGTCAACATCAGTCATATTGTCCTCCGGGACACCCGACCCATGTAGTCCTATTCTCTGTTGTAATCTCTGTTGTAATCTCTCATGTTCTCGTTGGTCTTGTTCTGGATCAAAATGTAGAGAGAAGGTATTGGGAGGATAAATATAATATTTATCATCCTCAATGACAAGAGCCATCTCATAATTATAAATAAATTGCTTACTCGTAAAAGATTTAGAATACTCGTCTAATAAATATAATTTATGTTTCTTATAAAATGTATCAATATCTGGAATAACCTCAAAATTCGGCCCTGAATCAAAAATATAAAATATATCCTCCTCCTCCTCCTCCGACGTAGAATTACCTTCAATAAATAATAATTCTATAATTGATAAAATAACAATACGACCATTAATAAATATTTTAACATTATTCTTTCTAAAATAAGTATTCTCGGTGTAGCTATAATTTGTATCAAATTGGGAATTAAGACCAGAATTAATAAGAGAAAAAAGGTTCTGTATAGAGATAGTATTTTTATTAAACATCGCAAGTTTCTTTAATGAAAAATTGGGGTCACGAATATTATTTTGGGATAAATGACAACACTTAAATGAATGTGAAATATGTGTAGGTAATATTTCTAGATAAGTATTTAAAAAATTATCATATATATTTTTTTCCATATATAATAGAATTATAGTATAATAGAATTATAGTATAATAGAATTAGCGCACAATTATAATAATAATACTACTACAATTGTGCGCTAATTATTGATTGTAATCGGTTATATCTTTCAATACCACTCATAACATTTCTCAAATTCGTTCTACACATAGGACAATTGTATTTATAGGAACTATGATTTGCTTTCTCAAGTTGATTAACGATACAATCACGACAAATCACATGCCCACAATGAGTAAATCCTACAACTTTAGAGAACATATCACCTAGACAAACCGGGCAATCATTATGCTCGTTGTATTTACGTTTAAATAACAGTCTCCCCGAGTTCATAGCCCGCTCCTTATTTATATTGCCAAGTTCATCCTTTTTCAAAAATTCTGGTTCAGTTTCTGGTTCAGAGTCATAGTAATCAATAACTACGGACATAGAACGGTCGGTTTGGGTTGCCATTTAACTCTTTTCTTTTTAATCGCTTGTTCCCTAATATAGTCTTACTAAAAGTATTTCAATTTTATAATAATATATAAAATAATTATTTGAGAGAATGTATGACGTGAATCGGTATTTTATTCGTATTCTTATTTAATGTAGAAAGGGGATAATTACAGATTTTAACAAGAGCCCACTTACCAATATCGTGACAATATGGTTGGGTAGTATCCATCGAAGTAACCCGACGATATCTTATATCGTTTTTGTTGTAAATAATATTATTATTCATATTAATATTATTATTATTTAATAAATAATTAAATTTATGAACGAAGACACATAGAATGGAGCAATCTATTCATTACATAATGTAAAAACGGTTGCGAAAAAAGAATTGCTGCTAAACCAATCGATATTTTATTTTTAAGAGCCTGATTAAGTATGTAAACAGTAATCGCACACAGAGAAACGAACTGGAAAATGGTTAAATATTGGAATAACATACACCAACGCTTATCCAACTGGCCGAAAAGATAGTCGTATAGTTTATCAAACATATTTATAAAATATACCTATATTTTATTTAATCCATAACCTTATCAACAATATTATTAATCATCGATAAATTCTGTTTTAGTTTCGTCAGTTCTTGTTGGCTTGTTATAGATTTCTTTCTTAATTCTTGATTCTTTTCCTTAAGTTTTACTATCTCTAAATCAAGTTTATTATCCCCACCCTTCATACAAGATATTTGATCCTCCAATACCTTAATCTTATTCTCTTTCTTTTCTAGTGACTCATTTAATTCTTTTATCGTATCCCCATCATCACTATTATTCACATTTAATATATCAAATTCCTTTTTAAGGTCATCATAATGATTTTGTGCTAAAACATATTTATTTATATTTAATTTATTCTCTTTATCTAATGTTATTAACTCCCCCCTCCGGGTTTTTATTGCACATTCACTCATCTCTAATTGGTTCTTTAGTGTGTTACATATTGTTTCGATTTCATTAATCTCAACCCTTAATTCTTTATTTGTTTCCTCAATAATTACATTTTTTTGATATAAATTATCATTACTAACCGTGTTTTGGCGTGACGCTTGTACAAGGTTACTGATACCGAGACCCATTATGTATAATAAAGAGAGTATAATAAAGGCTAAAATAAATAATAAACAGAACTATATATATATATATATAATGAGTAGTCAGTTTATAAATTTTATGTCTTTAAGTATCGCTGCCGCCAAAGAAATAAAGAATCCCGTTCTAGTAACCCTTTTATCTGATTACGCAAAATTAAGAACCAAAAATAAATTTCAATATTTATTTATCCACGTATTGGCAAATAAATATAAAGATAATATGAAAAGCGACATTAAATTGCAATATGTTTTAATAAAATATTATCTACAAAAAAATAAAGTAAATCTTACCCGACAACTGATAATGGACGAAGAAATTTGCTTCTAACCAGCCCATCTCGCCATTCACTTATTCATATTTACAGTAGAAGAAGAACCATAAGTTAATGTGGAGAATTATATCTCCCACCGACAGAGCCTAATTTAATAATAGTTGGTTCTATACAATAAATATCCAATAAATATCCAATAAATATACAATAAATATACAATAAATATACAATAAATATACAATAAATATACAATAAATATACAATTTTTATTACTTCATTTATACACCAATCTAACGGTAAATTCATTTCATTTCCTTCATCATAATTTTATATCTTTATCACACATCGCATAAAACACCTCGCATAAAACACCCCCTCGTGATATTTTACACAAGTCCATCTTTGACGAAGTTGTCATCCTAAACAAAACCTACATATATCGTTGTCTATTAAATTCCTTGCATGAATAATAAGTCATCGCATTATTTATTATTTGTAAAATTCCCTAAACAATCATAGCAATCCTCCCGATAAGCATTAGGTTTCGAGTGATTTATTATCGCAATAATTGGGGCATGGGGCGTTGGATTCTCACGTAAAGTTCTGTTTTTATCCAGTCTGTTAGGAATAATAATTGGTGGCGGTCTTCTTTTCTCCTGTCTGTTATGAATAATAATTGCCGATGGCCTGTTTTTCTCCTTTTTATTCATTATTATAATTTATAATCATAAATAATTTAAGTAATTTTAGTTAACATTACTCTCTCTCTCTCTCTCTCTCTCTATCACTTCTATCTCTTCTATCTCTTCTATCTCTCTCTCGCGCCCGCTCTTCTCAATACTCTTGGTGATTGAAGTAAAGAACGCTCATTAACAATAATTTCTAATCTATCTAATATTTCTGTTCCCCATATATTAGATTCATTGAGAGAAGGTATATTTTTAAACCGTTCAAAGTATTGTTGTTGTGGACCGGATAAATGATTCCAAAGTTCTTTACGACAAATAGAACACCTAAACGAAGTAAAATAGTTAGATGAAAATTGTTGTTCTAAACAAGATTTATGAAAAATATGATTACAGGGAGTATGATATACTTTTGTATTATTCATATTTTCAAAACAAATAGCACAGTCCTCCTCTTTTTCAAAACTAAAATCGGACAACGTCATAAATAATAATAATAAGTAATCTATAAATAAAAATATAACGAATTTATAATGGTAGAAGCTTCAAGTTTTAAATGTATAAAGTGTAATGAATTTTATAAAAGGACCGCTTTTTTTAAAAAGGACATTTATACAATGCAAAATAGTAATAAATTATTATTTTGTAAAAAATGCGTAATTTATAAAAAATCACACATACATAATTTCTTATGATACTTGGAACTAGATAAAACGATAAAACGATAAAACGATAAAACGATAAAACGATAAAACGATAAAACGATAAAATTATAATATAATATAATTATATTATAATGGACCCTTTCCCCCAAAACGAAAACGAAAACCCACTGTGGTATGGCCGGGAGAATCCCGTATTTTATGGGTTTACTTTTAAAAATAACAATTATACCGTTTTTGCCCCGAGGCCCGGGGTAATTGAGTTTTTGACGAAACAAGGAAATGACGCACGCATGTATACCACCGATAATTGCAACATAGAGGAATTATTTACACAGGATTTAGGTAACCCAATCGAATCTGTCGATGTTTATAATCTAATCACATCCCCCGATGTCCGCGCCACCCATGGAATACACGGTAATGAGTGGACAAATGTAATTTCCATAGACGCCGTTAGTATATCGAAGCTGAAGCATCGGATACCGGACTGGTTGAGGAAAACAAGTGTCCGGTTTTACGATGACCTTTACACGAGCGTCACGGGAAAGCAACCAACCCCACCAACCAAGCCTCTGGCGGCATCGCCGGAATCGCCGGAATTTAACAGCATGGGGGGCAGGTCAAAAAGGAATAAATCAAAAAGGAATAACTCAAAAAGGAATAAATCAAAAAGGAATAAATCAAAAAGGAATAAATCAAAAAGGAATAACTCAAAAAGGAATAAATCAAAAAGGAATAAGAATAGAAAGTAAAAAATATGGGGTGGTGGGGGCAGATATTCGCTTAATAGATAATCATTTAGTAAATTCGTTTATAATTGGTGTAGTAGGTTATATAGCGCAAACAATAATAAATATATATGAAAATCCAAATGAATAATAAAATAGAATAGTATTTCAATAGAATAGT